GTTATATTAGGAAACAACTCAAAAATTCCATGAATTTCCCATGGTATATCAGAGGTTGTATTCAATCTCACTACTGGTTTAAATCCATTTTTGCTACAATAGATTTCATGGTTTCGTATTTCTTTTATAAGTTGTTTAAGAAATTCAACCCTGTCTTGCATATAATATCTAGTTCTATTAATCCTTCCTAGGTCTTTTTGTTTTTGAAATACTGGATTTCCTGCAGTATGCAAACAACTTTCAGCACAACCCTTACTTGCACTAGGACACACATTGTAACCACTAATTGTATAAGGGGCTAGATTTAATCTAAGTATCCAGTATTTATTATATTCCTGTTTTAAGTTTTTATCAGTCTTAGGATTTCCAGTTTTAAATGTTAGCTTGACTGGTTTTTTATATTCTAAATTTAATTTTACCATACTACCTCCAGTTGTATTGTTATTATTCTTTATCTAGTTCTTTTTTTAATTTTGTAAAATCGATTTCCATAGCTTTTAAAAAAGTATCTTCATCAAATCTAGGATTATCTTCTTTTAAAAATCTAATCAATTCCCATTGCATATCTGCAATATAACAACCTATTAGATTTCCATCAAATCCTTGATATTTCTCATATGTATTTTTATAACTTTCAACATATCCATTTTTAAATATTTCTGCTAGTTTTTTATAGTATTTTCTGCTTAACATTTTTTTCTCCTATTGGTTGTATTATTTTAATTCGTATAATAATTTCATTAAATCAACATCTTTATATCTTTTTAATTCTATATGATATTCTAAGTCTTTTTTTAAATCAATATAATTATTAGCTTCTTCTTTGTCATAATCTATATCGTTTTCACTTTCCCAATAATAATTGCATTTATCACTAACTACTTTTAATATTGCTTTTATTATTGCAAATTCACTATTTGTTATATTTACCATTTATCAACCTCCAGTTGTTATTATTTATTTTGTAAAATTATAAGCTACATTTATCGCAAATATTAAGAATAAACTCAAGCTTAAATATATTTCATTATTAATTATTGAAAAAACACTTCCAAAAATTAAACTTAACCATAAAATTATATGGTACATTCTACCTCCAGTTGTAAGATTTAATTAAAAATCTTGTGTTGTTTACTTATTACAAGCTATGGTTGTATCTAGCATTTTTAGATTTACCACCTTGAATTGATTGGTTAATCGAATTATATATGCTTGATTTGACTGGCTTGTAATATTTTTGAAATATCAAAGAATTATTATTTAAATCTTTTAAGGCTCTAGATTTATATTTTCTAAATTCTCGATTGTTTTGAATTCCAAATGCTTTGTAATTATGCTTTGTTATTTCAAATGTTATTTTTGTTTTCATGAATAAAGTTATAATTTAAGATAATAAAATAATCAAATACAACTTTTAGTTGATGCTTAAATAAGGCTTGATATATAACAATAATAGACGATTTAGGGTGCGACAAAAAAGTACTTTTTAGAATATGCTTAAAATTAGCTTATTTTAGCAAATCAAAGCAAATCAAATATAAAAGATATAAAAAGAAATTAAGCTTAAAAACTTATAAAAATTTATAAAAAAGGTCTGCAATAAATAAAAAGATATTGCAACATAATAATTAAAGTTATCCACAAGCTAGAATTAAAGCAATAAAGGGTCGCCCCAGTTTCAAAAATTCTAGGTTGTTTAGCTTGAGATTTGGCAAGGGTTTTAGAGGTATTGAAATATTACTTTTATTGTTGGTATTGTTGGAATAGTTGGAGATTGTTGGAGGGCTATTTCTTTTATAAGCTTGATAATCTTGTTATCTCTGTAAACTAGGAAGATATTTAAAGCTATTTAAGTATAATAATTATATATAATATCTATATATATATTTAGTTGCTAATTAGAATCATTATAAGGTAGGTACATATGTGCCATGGGGGGGTGGTGGGGGTATATATATACTGCTCATACAAAATACAGAGCTTTAGATGTAAACTAGATAGCCTCGCCCTGCTATAAAGATTCGCATAAGACTTGCTATATTGCTGGACTGCCCCAGATAGACTTATATGCTTCACCCCCTGGAGAGTTGATATATATATTATACAGGTGCTTCTGCATTTGTCAACTCTAAATCAAAATAAATGTTGTCAACTAGATGTAAACTTGTTATAATGAATACATGAACAATAACTTTCTACCAACTAACTCAGATAATAAACAAAGAAAACTAACAGACCAACAACAACACTTTCTAACAGCACTCGGTGGTGTTGCTAAAGGTAATATAAACCTAGCTCTAAAAGAAGCAGGGTATGCTGACAGTTCAAAGTCTAATGTTATAGATTCCCTAAAGGATGAAATAGTAGATGTTGCCACAAAGATTCTAGCAAAGTCAGCACCAATAGCCAGTCAGAAGTTAGTGGAGATATTAGAGAGTGATGACCCTATACCACAAGTCAATGCTAAACTACAAGCAGCACAGACATTGTTGGATAGAGTGGGTATTGCAAAACGAGATAAGCTTGATGTAACGCATACAGCAGCATCAGGCATATTCATTATACCTGCTAAAGAGAAATTAATAGATGCTAATGCAGAGGATATTGATATAGATGATGAAGAGAAATAGTTCGACTATTCCTTTTGGTTATAGATTAGGTGAAGATAATAAAACATTAGAGATTGTTGATAAAGAAGTATCAGCATTAAAAGAAATGAAGGATGGTGTTAAGTCAGGTGCTTTTAGTTTAAGAGGAGCAGTTGAAATATTAGAACATCAAACAGGAAGAAAATTATCAGCTATGGGTTTAAAGAAAATCATAGACAAAGATAAACCAGAACCTACTATAGAATCAAAAGGGTTGTTAAGTAAGAATGACTGACGAGAAACCAAAAAGACAATATAACTATAGCTATGCTCACAAAGCTAAGATGGCTTCAAGGAAAGCTGTCAAAGCTAAGGAGAAAGAAATAGCTAGATTAAAAAAGAACTTGGAGAATAAAACAAGAAGACTCCGAGATAAGAAAGAAACATTAAAGGTCGTACAAAATGCCGAAACGAATAAAGAAAGTAAAAAAGGTTTGGTCATCGAAGAAGACAAACTTGATACCTTACCTAGTCCTGTTAAAAAACTCATTGAAGAAGAAAAAGAAAGAGTAGTATTTAAACCTAACTCAGGACCTCAAACAGATTTTCTAGCAGCACCTGAACAAGATGTATTATATGGTGGTTCTGCTGGAGGTGGTAAATCGTATGCTATGTTAGTAGACCCATTACGATTTATGCACATTAAAGAACATAGAGCATTACTGTTAAGAAAGTCAATGCCTGAATTAAGAGAACTAATAGATAAATCTAGAGAGTTGTATCCTAAAGCTTTTAAGGGTGCAAAGTTTAGAGAAGTTGAAAAGATATGGAGATTCCCTTCAGGAGCTTCATTGGAGTTTGGTTACCTTGATAGAGATGCTGATGTTTATAGATACCAAGGACAATCATATACCTGGATAGGTATAGATGAGTTAACACAGTATCCAACAGAGTTCCCACTCCAATACTTGCAATCACGATTGAGAACAACAAACAATGATATACAATGCTACATTCGGTGTACTGCAAACCCTGGAGGAGTTGGAGGAAACTGGGTTAAGAAAAGGTATCTAGACCCAGCTCCACCAAATGAAAGCTTTACAGGTCAAGATAAAATAACAAGAAAATTTATACCAGCTAGATTAGAAGATAACCCTTATCTATCTGAAGATGGTAAGTACGAGCAGATGCTACAATCATTACCTGCTGTACAAAGAAAACAATTACTAGAAGGTAACTGGGATGTTTCCGAAGGAGCTGCCTTTACAGAATTTGATTATGATAGTCATGTAATAGAACCTTTTGATTTACCTAAACATTGGGTGAGAGTAAAAGGAATTGACTATGGTTATGCAGCAGAATCAGCAGTAGTGTGGGCAGCAGTAGACCCAAGCGATGAAACATTAATTGTTTATAGAGAATTATATCAGAAAGGTTTAACAGGCGAAGACTTAGCTACTAGAATCTTTGAGTTTGAGAAAGAGGATAGACTATCTGTAAGTGGTGTGTTAGATGGAGCTGCGTGGGCAAGGACTGGTGCTACTGGTCCAACTGTAGGGGAAGTACTATCCAGAGCAGGACACAAGCTTAGAAGAGCTGATAAGAACAGAATACAAGGCAAGATACAAATACATGAGAGATTAAAATTAAACGACAAAGGTCGACCCAAGCTCCAGATATTTAAATCTTGCCCTAACCTAATAAGAGAAATACAATCTATACCTATTGACCCTAGTAGACCAGAGGATGTAGATACAAAAGCATCTGACCATGCTTATGATGCTCTAAGATATTTAGTTATGTCTAGACCTAGAGCAACTTCAGTATGGGAAGAAATGTCAAACAAAAAACGATGGACACCATCAGACCCAACATTTGGATATTAATATGAGAGATAAAATAAAAGAAAGTTTAATAGCACACGCAGAAGGACACATAAAAAAACATTCAGCTAATGTAGAGATATACTTAAATAATTCTATAGGTATTGGAGAACATTCTGATATATTAGAAACAATTGAAAAAGAATTAGAGATGATAGCTAAGTATGATGACCAGCTTCATGTATTAAGGAAGTATTTCTAATGCCATTATATACTTTTAAAAATACTAAAACAAATGAAGAGTATGATGAAGTGATGAGCTATGAAGAGCTTCAAGAATATTTAAAACAAGAAGATATACATCAAGTATTTAAAATGAATATATACAGATACTCAGATGCTGGTGGAATCAAAGACCAATTTACTGAATGGGCTAAAGATGATAAGGTAAATGGTAAAGGAGATTTTAAACCTTATGGTAAAGGTAAAAAAGGATTTAGTAAAATGAAACAACAGCAGGAGGAGAAAAAGGGTAATGGTTAAAAAGAAAATTAAATTAAATACTAAAGCTACTAGGGAAATAGACAAGTATCCTTTGGTTTCTGTGTACTGGCTTGACATTTGCTCCGACAGCTCATGGCAATCTATTGAAGGTTGCAAGAAAGCAAAGCTGCCTATTTGTGTTACTAAAGGTCACTTATTAACTCAAACTAAAGGAGTGACTAGAATATTTGGAGATTATTCTTTGGCTGATGAGGAGTCAGGCAAGATTGAAGAGATTGGAAACAGCACGATTATCCCTAATAGTGTTATCGTGGAAATCAAGAAAATAGTTGACAAGAGGTAATAATAACTGTATTATTATATTACTGCACAAATAATTTAAGGAATTATATATGGCTACTTACGACCAGGTTAGAGAAGATTCAAATCCATCTATGGATGAAGCAAAAGACGAAGAAGTAATTTCTAATCTTGTTGCTCAAATTAATTCTAGGTTTCAACAATGTGAAACTACTAGAGAAGATGATGAAGATAGATGGCTACAAGCTTTCCATAATTACAGAGGAAGATATTTTAAGAATGTAGCTTTCAGAGACCATGAGAAATCTAGAGTCTTTGTTAAAGTAACTAAAACAAAAGTACTAGCAGCATATGGTCAATTGATTGATGTATTGTTTGGTGCAAATAAATTTCCATTAACTATTCAAGAAACTAGAGTACCTGAAGGTATAGATGAGTATGCTCATTTAAATCCATTAA